TCCCCGTCAATGGCTGCATTTTCAAATGCAAAGCGGTGATGGCCCGGTTATCGGCGTGCCGCTGAAAGATTGGTTTCAAGACCGCCCCGACGAACTGAGCGACAACCAACTGGCTGAGTTGCAGATTCTGAAGTTTCAGACGGTTGAACAAGTCGCCACGGCAAGCGATAATCAGATGCAACGGTTTGGCATGGGCGGCGTAGGATTGCGCGAACGTGCGCGGAATTACTTGCTGAACAAGAATCAAAAGGTTTCTAGCGGTGAGTTGGAAGAAACCCGCGCAAAACTGAAAGAACTTGAGGCGCAGATGGCGATGCTATTGGAGCAGCGCAAACCTGGCCGACCGAGGAAAGAGAATGTCAACGACAACGATGCTGGAGTTAGTGCAGCAAGTAACTAACGAGCTTGGCGTTGCAACCCCGACAAGCGTAGCAGGCAACACAAATCAGGACGTAATCCAAATACTCGCGTTAATGAACGCGAACGGATACGAGTTTCTGCGCCGTCACGCTTGGCGGGAATTGACAAAACCGCACGCGTTTTATACCGAATACATCACGACCACAGGCACTTGGACAACCGCAGCCCGCACGATCACAATGGCATCGACTGCGGGACTTGATACGACGTATCAGGTTCAAGGCACAGGCATCAATCAGAATACCTACATCGTTTCGGTTGACTCAGCGACACAAGTCACAGTCAATCAGGACTTTGCTGCAAGCGCCACAGGTGCTACTGCCTATTTTCAGAAAATCAAATATTCGCTACCGAGCGATTACGAAAGCCTCGTCCCGCGCACGATGTGGGATAAGTCGAAGCATTGGGAAATGCTTGGCCCGGAAGATGCACAGCAATGGGAATGGTTGCTGTCGGGCTATATCTCAACCGGCCCACGTATCCGTTGGCGCTTGCTTGGTGCGTACTTTCAGATTTGGCCCGGTATGTCTACGGCTGAATATCTTGGCTTTGAGTACCGCAGCAAAGGATGGGCGCAAGCTGCGGATGGAACTGTCAAGAATTCTTTTACTGTTGACACCGATACCTGTATCTATCCCGACCGTCTGATGGTCAACGCTACAAAGCTAAAATATTTTGAGGCTAAAGGCTTTGATACCACAGCAATGATGCGGAACTATCTGACCGAGTTGGAAGCAGCGAAAGCGCTGGATATGTCATCCGCTAATTTGTCCCTTGCTCCGCGTCCTGGCACAGTTCTTATCGGCTACGACAACATTCCTGATAGCGGTTACGGAACGAACTGATGGCAACGAGCGCACGCCGTCGGATGATGATTCAAGGCACAGCGGCGCAAGTCGCTTCCTTGCCTGCGCCTATTGGTGGCTGGAATGCCCGCGATTCGCTTGCCAATATGGAAGCAACGGACGCTGTCCAGCTAACCAATATGTTCCCAACTGTCTCAAGCGTGAACCTGCGGGGCGGCTATCAGCAATTTGCAACGGGCATTACAGGACAAGTCGAAAGCCTGTTTAATTATTCCGGTGGTTCGTCTGAACGATTGTTCGCAGTCGCTGGCGGCAAAATCTACAACGTCACGGCGGGCGGTGCTGTTGGTGCTGCTGTTGTTTCAGGGCTGACTAACAGCCGGTGGGAATATGTCAACGTTTCTACGCCTGGCGGCTCTTATATGTATTGCGCCAACGGCGTAGACGCTCCCTTGCTGTATGACGGCACAAACTGGACTTCAATCACAGGGGCATCAACTCCCGCGATAACGGGCGTTACCACGACAACGCTCGACGATGTGACCTTGTTCAAAAACCGCGTTTGGTTCATCCAAAAAAACACCCTCAAGGCGTGGTATCTCCCGACTTCCTCCATTGGTGGGGCGGCCGAGCAACTAGACCTGAGTTCTATCTGTCGGTTTGGTGGCTATCTTGTTGCTATTGGAACGTGGACGATTGATGCTGGTTACGGTGCTGACGATAACCTAGTTTTTGTGACCAGCAATGGCGAGATCATCGCCTATCGAGGCACAGACCCTGCAAGCGCATCGACATGGGCGCTTATCGGCGTGTGGAAGTTAGGCACTCCCATCGGCAAGCGGTGCATGTTCAAGTATTCGGGCGATCTGTTGATCCTCACGCTTGACGGTCTTTATCCCCTCGCATCGGCGGTGCAGAGTTCTCGGCTTGATCCGAGGATTGCGCTATCAGACAAGATTCAAGGCGCGTTTGCAGAGGCTACGAGGGCGTATCAAAACAACTTTGGCTGGCAAATTATCTATAACGCCAAAAACAATGCTTTGTTTGTGAATGTGCCCGTAGCGGAAGGTTCTCAGCAACAGCAATATGTGATGAACAACATCACAAAGGCGTGGAGTAACTTCACCAACTGGAATGCTAACTGTTGGGAAATCTACGACGATGACCCTTACTTTGGTGGAAATGGCTTCGTCGGCAAGGCATGGACGCTTGACTATCAAGACAACGCTGCAAACATTCAAGCAGTTACATTGCAAGCATTCAACTATTACGGCTCTCGCGGTGTAAAAAAGTATTTCACTCGCGCAAGACCGAGCATTTTCACTAATGGGCAACCGGCTATCTTTGTTGGTATGAACGTCGATTTTGATGTATCTGATACGACAGCAGCACTATCGTTTAGCCCGCAGACGTATGCAATCTGGGACTCTTCATTGTGGGGGACAGGTCTATGGGGCACAGATGCAACAATTACGAACAACTGGCAAGGCATCACAGGTATCGGCTATTGTGGTGCTATTCAGATGAAAAGCGCGAGCAAAGGCTTGCAGATTGAATGGGCATCGACTGATGTGGTGTATCAAACGGGTTGGGCTGGTATATGAAGATCATTACCGAGCCGAAAGAACTCATTGGGCGCTATGTCGCACAGAAGCAGGGGAAAACGGACGATTGGAAAAATTACGTTGCGTTTGGACTGCTCAATAGTAATGATGAATTAGTGGCTGGCGTGGTGTTTGATGGGTACAGGCATCCCAACATTTGTATGCACATTTCTGCGGATCGACTTAGCAGGAATTTCATGGATGCGATTGTGCGTTATGCGTTTGAGCAGTTGCAATGCAAACGAATCACGGGAACGATACTTAAGAGCAACAAAAAGTCGCGGCGGTTTGCTCATCAGTTTGGCGCAAGGCTTGAAGGAGTGATGCGTGATGCACATGATCAAGGTGATGTGTGTATCTATGGTTTATTGAAACGAGATGCTGAGAAATGGATTCAGCCTCGGTATACGAAAAAACTGGAGGCGATATGGGTGACTTAGTAAAAGACATTCTAGGGGTCGATTCGTCCCCTCAACAACCTGCTCAAATTGATTATGCTGCTCAAGCAAAAGCACAGGGCGCGGCTAACAAAGAGACTGCAATAGCACAGGGTTATATCAATAACCCGAACGTCTACACGCCCGCAGGTTCTCAACTTGTTACTTTTGACCCGACAACCAATCAGCCGACCGTCAAACAATCGTTAACGCCGACTGCACAAGAAACCTTTGACACGCAACAGCGGGTTCAAAAGCTATTGGCTGGTCTTGGTGAAACTGGCGCAACAACAGCCCAAGATGTGATTAGCAAAGCCTTTGCGCCTACTGGAACAGCAGGTCAAGGACTGCAAACCCGCCTTGATTTGTCTAACCTTGCACAAATGCCGGTCAATGCAGGAATGACGGGGCAGCAAGCGATTATGGCGCGGTTAGAGCCGCAACTGCAACGCCAACAAGCCGCGATGGAAAATCAGCTTGCCAATCAGGGCATTACGCCAGGATCAGAGGCTTACAGGACGGCACAAACGCAAGCAGCGCAGAACCGCAACGATCTATTGAGCCAAGCGGCTTTGCAGGGCATTGGCCTTGATACCGGAGCGCGGGCGCAAGGATTCAACGAACAGCAATCGCAAATGTCCGCGCAGAATGCAGCACAACAGCAAGAATTATTTCGGCAACTGGCAATGCGTCAACAGCCTTTGAATGAAATTACGGGTTTGCTATCGGGTTCGCAAATTCAAATGCCGCAATTTCAAAATTATCAAGCTGCCAAGTTGCACCGCCACCG